TAGTTTCCGAATACTGTCTCTAGGCCGTCGACTATACTCGTCAGTATTCTAATTAATTGTATAGTGATAATTTTATATACTAGATTTGTATAGAGTGCAAGAGATCCCTAGGAAGAAATACTTATTTCAACGATGTATTAGTCCTAATTAACCAGCGTAAAGATGAATTTCACCATCTCTAGGATTGGTACGGACTTCTGCTTCTTGTGCTCTAAGGATAGATCTAATTACTTGTTTGATCTCATCACCTAGAACAGACATTTCGGCGGTAATTTGTCCTCTGTTTTCAAGAAACAGCTCATTCCATTTAGACTCGAGCTTCAGTTTCTTCGCGAACAATACCATGTTGTCCTGAGCCATTATTAACCTCCTCATAGGTTATATTGAAATAATTTCCGGCACCTACATGTCGAAAATCATTTACTTCCCATTTAATAGCAGATTTTCCTAGAAAGTCAATAATAGGTTTACTCAACTCATCCGTAGTGTTTATTTCTTTTTCGCTTTCAATTTCAAATTCAGTTCGAAGTTTTTCTGTGAATATTTTAACTAAGTATTTATACATGGTTTTTTCTTTCTATTAGTTGAATGTGGCGGGATTATGTCCCGCCACAAATTATTGAGTATTAAGCACCCTCAACACCGAAGATACCTCTAAAGTCAGATACTCCAAATGAGTATCTTTCTCTAGCTTTGTATCTCATGTTACCAGTATCGAAGTCACCTTCCATACCAGTTTTGATAGCTGCTCTTTCGAAATATTTCATTCCGTTAGGCACGTCTGTGATAATGTAGAACGCGTCAGTATCAGTTAAGAAATTGTTAACCACATAACCTTGTGGAACCATTCCCATAGATCTAACTGCATTGATGTCATTATCAGCAGTACCAACTCTTTTTTCAGACTTCATAAGTCTTTCAGCTGTGAATTGTAACTCAGAAGGAATAATCATTTTCATTCCTCTAGCTGCAATTTTAAGACCTCTTTCGTCCTTCATAGCTGCAATATCAATTAAACATTGCTCTAACGAAGTTTCGTTAAGGTCAGCTTGAGTTGCTAAAGTGTTAGCTACTGTACCAGAGATTGTTGGGTGAGCAGTGTTAAATAAAGAAACACCATCACCTGAATCAAAGTTATCAGTTGAAGGTAAACCTTGAATTAATGGGTTTACAGCTTTCACTTGTTTTGTGTTTGCCATAGAACGAGCCAACGCTTTTGTATATCTAGAAGAAACTCTGTCATACAAGTTGTCTTCGATCGCTTCCTCAGTGATTGAGAAACCTAACGCTACAGTTTCGTGAGTGTATCTTGCAGTGAAAGTCTCTTGAGCATTGTCAAAAGTTATCCCTGAACCCTCAGCTTTAACTTGCGCTTGACCGAAACCTGATAACATTACTTCTTCTTCAAAAGCTCTGTCCGAAGTCTCTTTTGTATAGATGTCTTCGTGTTGGTTTTCGTATCTTTTATATTCCAGACCGAATAAAGCATTCAAACCTGGCTCTAGTTCTTTAACTAGTTGTCCTCTACTTATTGCCATAGTTTATCCTCCTATACTCCGGCTGTCTGTTTCAAGAAGTGTTCGTTGATAGTAACGACTACATTCGCATTAGCTGCGCCTAGTTCGTCATTATCAGGATCTTTTGAAACACCGATTATTTTAAATTGTGCTGCAGTATTTGCCATTGTAGCAGATAATTCAACATTAGATACACCATCGTGAGCTGCGCCCGCTGAGTATGTATCCATGTCAGCACAGTTACCAATGTTAGTTTGGTTTACTGTACCAGCACTCTGTATTTCAAACCTCTCATATGGGTCATCACTTACAAATCCAACGATGTCTGTTGCAGCGTTAGAACCTGCTAAGTAATTAGCCCAAGTAGGTTTGCTTGTTGATGCGTCAGTATAGAATACTCCGTTCAAAGAACCTAATAAAGCACTTCCAACAGTTCCAACTACTAATTCACCATCAGAGTCCAGCATAACTGGGTCATTGTGGTAAATTGCAGATGAACTTGCTGCAATACTGTATTCGGATAAACCTTGAGCGTCTCTATTCTGACCAACTTTTCCAATTGGTCTTAGACCAAAAGGTGCGTCTACGTTTGCCATAGTATTACTCCTATTATAGTTTTAGTTTATCCAGTGGTTAGGAATCGTTAAAAAATTAACTTTTCTTCGTACCACCGAAGGTTACACGAGTCTGTCGATCTTGATTGATCGGCATACTTGGATGCTGTTCCTTCAAAAGATCGTTTTGAATTGCTTCATCCTGCTCTATACCTTGGTTGGCATAATATTGAGCACGAGATTTTGCGATCTCTTCCGGTACCCTTGTCAGCACAAGGCCGCCTTGTCCGATGACTCCTGCGTATTTACCTTCTTCATAAACTGGGTATTCAGCATCTGGATATTCATCAGCTCTTACTAATTCATACCCTGATCTTAATCTTCCAGATACATTTTTTGTATCTTGAAAGCCCATAGATTCTACTCTTACCCATCTATGTTGAAAGCCTGTTGGCGCAGGCGGTGCATCTAAAGATGACGGTGGAGTCCAAACTTTTTTTCGAGTTTCTTTTTCTCTAGTCTGGCTCGCACGAGAAGCTCTTTTGTCGTTAGTGTCTGTCATATGCTTTTACTCCTTCGTGATGTTTAATTGTTTCGCATATTCTTCAAGTGGCACACCTAATTTTTTAGCGATTGCTACTTGTGAAGGTGTGAGTTTCACAGTTTTGCGACTAGGCTTACTATTTCTAGTAGCTGAAGCTACTTGTTGAGTAGGCTTCGCAGTCGTTTCTGGTTCTACCTTACCAAATTTATGCGGGAATTCAAGTCTTATTCTTTTATTAATTTCAGAATAATACTCGTCAGATTGTGGGTCATAACCTTCCTCTTCAACTAGCTTCTTATGTAAGCTGAAGGCGGTATAAGTCATAGCCTCATCTTGACCAAACCAAGAGTTTTCTTGAGCCCATTGTTGAGCTTTAGGATCTGGATTGATCGGTTGTTCTTGTTGTTCCTGTGGTTGAATTTGAGGTTGTCTAACTTCTTCTTCAGCTTTTGGTTCAACTTGTTTAGATTTGATTTCAGCAAGTCTTGCTTCTTCATAACCTAATTTTGAGATTTCAGTTTGAGCAGCTATTTCAGCTTTCAAATCTCCATCTTCTCTAGCTTTCGCTAGTTTAGAAGCAGCAGCTTCTAAGGATGATTTAATCCTATTTTCCATTTCAGATACATAACCTGTATCTAATTTAGAAAATCTAGATTTAAGAGAGTCTTGCTCAGCTTTCATTTTTTGTGCGTAATCGAGAGCAGCTTCTTTTTGTCTCTCTGCTTCACGCATTTTTTTAGTTAGCTTAGCTATTCTTCTTTTAACTCCTTCAGAGTAATCATCTAATTCTTTCTTCTTTTCGTCTTCAACTTTCTTTTCTGGTTCTTGGTCCGTGGTTCCTTCTTCACTAGCTTGAACATCAGACTGCTCACTAGATTCCGTAGTTGAGTCATTGGACTCAGTATTGTTTTCTGCATTTGATAACTCCACTTCAGATTCAGGTTTCTTTTCTTCCGGTAATTCAATCTCGGCTCCTGGACCTGATGTATCGATATCAACTGTTTTGTCGTCGGGCATAGTTTACTCCTATGTTAGTATTGATGAAGTATGTCTTCTGGGTTTGCAATGGTAGCAAGTACTTCATCGTCATTAAGTATTCTTACTTCACCACCATCGATATTAATCCTGGATCCGGCATAACGTGCAAAGATAATCCAATCACCTTTCTTGCACCACGGACCTTCAGGAAATTTTTCTTTATCATAACAATGTGGTCCTTGTGCTAATACAAGTCCACATGTAGATGCAACTTGTTGTCGCTCTAATGTATCTTGTCCTAAATATAAACCACCTTTAGTTTTTTCCTTCATCTTAAATGGAAGAACAATCATTCTCCATCCAGTGGGATTTGGTAATTTATCTGATTCTTTTGTTTTTAAGCGTTCGTAAGAATCTTGTTCTTTTTGATCAAGTTCTTTGTATTTTTCTTCTAATGCTAGTTTAACTTTTGGGGTCTCTGAGGTCGACGACGTTTTCTGGTCTTTTAGTTTCATTTTGCTCCTTCTTATTTAGCAGGTTAGAGATTTCCTGTGAGATATATTGATAGGCATGTGCCTGACCCAACATATACTTATATTTATCCATATTGTCAACACCTCCTGCGAGCATATTCTCACCGATGTTTTGATACGATTCTTTTAAAATTTTTTGTAGTTTACTTATTACGACTAGTTCTTCTGGTAGCATTCTTTCTCCTTTTTCTTAATAATATTACTCTTTTACTCCATAACCATGAAGTAAATTTTACTGAATAGGTTTCTACAAATGATATTGCTTCATCTAGAAAACTAAAAAACTTATATAAAAATTTGTCAAACATTAGCAATTCCACTTTCTAAGTGACTTATTAATTCTTGAATTTGGATCTCTTGCAGTTTTAGCAGAAGTCAATCTCTTCTTCATCCCGGTCATCCTCGCGCAAAAACTCTTTCGCCTGTTGGCAGCTTTAGATCCAGGTTTTAATTTTGATGGTTTAGTTGTAACCGCTGTTTTTAATTTTGATCCAGGATTTGCTCTTCTATAAGATGCAACTCCTTTTTTATTTAATCCGCCTGATGCAGACTTACCTTCTTTTCTTTGCCATGCTGGTGTTTTTGCCATTAAACTAATCCTCCTACACTCATTTTTTTTCTAGCAAATGTTTTAACATTAGTAGGTTTTGGTCCAGTGTTACCTGCTGCTCTTTTTCGTCTGACAGCACTCGCCTTTTGCGAGCTTGTCATCCGTGTGGCTTTTGCAAGTGGTACGCACTTTGGATATTTTCTCTTCGAACCTTTTGAGCGCCC